CGATCTGTTACCCAATATGATGGGGTTTGTGACCACTTTTGGACGATTCTGAACTTTCCGTTTCGAGTGTAGCGTTTTTGTGAAATCATATTAGTCCAAAGTGAAAAGCAGTTTCATCCGCATATATTTTCGCAACTGCTGCTTGCATAGCCATTGCTGGATCTAAGACAAGTATTGGTTTGCCAGTATCGTCCTTCCACTCGCCTTCGGAAAAATACGCAAACCCTATGCAAATAAATACGGTTGGTGTGTAAATCAATTTGCCGTCTATGTCTTCTTCTGGAACTTCTTTCAACTCACAATAGAAATATGCACCAGGTCCATTTCTGTATCCGATTGCGAACTCATTATCGGAGTGAATCGGATCAATGGACATGATTTCCATATCTGCTCCGAGTGTTGTTTTAGCAAACTCATCTGCAAGTTTGCGAAGTTCTTGTAATTTGGAGGTTTTCATTTGTTGTTGGCAACAGAAAATTTCATAGAAAGTTGAATCTCCATGAATTTTTGAGCGGCAGTGTTCCTGTAATTGTATTCATACATCTCTCCAATATCATCATTATAAACGGCATAAACAATATATTTCCATGCAGTTCTTCGGCAGATTGAATTGGTTTGCTCGACCATAATTTCTATCATGCCGTCAGATGACCGGATAATGTCCTGCACAGGATTTGCTCCTTCGTATTTCTCGCCACCCTCGTATTTCTCAATATCGAACGACCATGTTTTGTCTTTAGTCTCAAGCCACATAGGTCCGAAAACTTTTCCGTATAAAGAATACAGTTCATCATACATTCCATCAACTGCTTCGCTTTGTGTTTTCATTTGACCTCCTCCTTGATACCCTTGGTTCCCCAAAACGGTTCTTTGCGGTTTGGTTTGTCGATGTTTTGGACTCCCTCGCCAAAACATCCTGAGTGGTAATATGCGGTAATCCCAGCCCGGCGAAAAGCGTGCATCAGGGTTCTGCGGGTTTCGTCGTTTTTTACTTCTAACTGGACGGTTTCCTCGCCGGAGTCGGTTTGGAGATCGATAGACAAGCAAACTTGTTGCCTGAATTTTTCAGCGTCTTCGCAGATTTTTTTGAGGTCTTGCAGTGTTGCCATTTTCTTCGGTGCCGGATGCCGTCCGGCGCGGGTTTTTTTGGTTCGAGGTGCCGCCTCGGCGGGCGGGCCGTTTGTGGCCTGCGGGATTAAATCTATGGAGAATTAAAATGAGGGCAAGGATATTTTTATTTTTTGCTGAAACTTTTTTTTGAGATTTTTGTTGACAGGCGCGGAGGCCGATGGAATGGGGCTCTGCGGGTCAGCGGGTTTTTTTCTGCGTTAGCTTTTGGGCGTCTGCTCGGAGGGAATCGAGGAGGGGATTGGCTGCGCCAGGGCAAACAATGGCGATGTGCTGCGGGGGCATTTCGGAGGGTTGAAACATTTCAATGGCTCGGGCTCCGTTCGGCCATCGGGCGCGGAAGTAGTGGGTGAGGGCTCCGGTTTCGGGCCATCGTGGGCGGCCTGCGAATGTGGTGTCGGGGCGGATTTTTAGAGTGACGGGGGCCGCGCCTAGAACATTCCCGTTCCAATCGACGATCCCGCCGGGTGGGCTGGTCTCGATGAGGATTTCCATGGGGGCATGGGCGGCGATGGCGCGGGGTGCGTAGGTCTCGCGGGCGTCGGGCGCTGTGGCGCATCCAGTAAGGAGAAGGGCGAGCAGGGTGAGAAGTTTTTTCATTAGTGGCTGGTGGCTGGTGAGGTCGTGGATCTGGCCTATCCAACCGGGAGGGAGTTTTTCCCTGCAGCTGTTGAGGGCGTAGAAGCGAAATTCTCGGACGCTCTCAGGGTTTTGACACCAGCATTTGGGTTCTTGCTCTGGGGCGAGGCTTTTCCCGTTTTTTCAAAGCTGGTTGTTTTTTGTTGTTTAAATACGGCGTGTTCTTTTGCTGCGTCGGTGAGCGCGGCGCGAGCCCAGCCGCCTTTGGTCATGCCGCTTTCAGAGGCGAGGCGTGTGATTACTTGAAATGTCGAATTATCGACCGAAGTGCTGATGAGAACGGAATCCTTGCCGGGTCCGTTGGTTTTTTTGGGCATGGAATCAACTTCAAAGATTTTCAAAGTTTTTCAATTTTTTTGTTTGACTCTTATAAGAATTCTTATAAGAAATCTTGCAACTGGGGTGAATGCCCCAGGCAAACAAAATGAAAACTATTCAAACGCAAGTCCCCGCAGAGGTTGATTTGATCATCACCGCCCTGGCCAAGCGCCAGATGGTGAGCCGTGCCGCCATCGTGCGGCAGTTGTTAGTCAAGGCGGTCGCTAAGTCCAAGGCACAGGAGGCGGCAATATGAGCCGCCTTTTTTTGTGCCGGGCGGTGGATCCTTTCACTGGACCTTTCGGGGACTATGTGCGGGCGGTGAGCCCGGCAGCAGCTCGGGCGAGGTTTTTTGAAATTTTCGGACTTCGGCCTTTTTCCGTGGAGGTGGAGCGATGATCGGGTCTTATACGATTCGGCACGAACAGGGTGCGTGGGAAATCATGCTTACGCATTGCGTGAAGACCTGCTGGACCGAGGCCGCAGCCAAATTCTGGGCTGATGCCTGGAACGAAAACCGAAACCCGACTCCCGAGGAAATCGCGGCGCATTTGTCCCATGATTGGCCGAAAGCTGAGGAGGGCGGAAAATGACCGGGGCGGATTTTTTACGCTTGGCCGGGTATGCCTGGGAATTTGCCTGGGCAATCAGTCCGGCGCTTTTTTTGGCGGGGTTGACCTGGAGGGTCTCCCGATGATCGAGAAGCATTATTCGCCGACTGAGCTGGCGAAGATCCTGGGGATTTCGCGGGCGGGAATGCACCTCCGTCTGCATGATGGCACATTTGGCCATGTCCGCCTCGGGGATCGGGTCTTAATTCCTGAGAGCGAGGTCCAGCGGGTGCTGGATCAATGCCGGGTCGAGGGTGCTGATGCCCGGCCTGCGCACCGGCGCAATCTTTTTGCCCACGCCTAAGCATGCCGGACCCTGCCGCCGATCCGGCTTTTTTTTGTGCCCAAAATTCTGATGGGGTGAATACCCCAGAGGAAAACACCCCATTGCAGGCTGTGAAAGCAGCAGCCGCCGCCTCGCCTTTTCTTTTTAATTTTGAGGAATTGAGTGCGGAGAAGCTCGAAGGCGTCGGGGAGTTCACCGGCGAGCGGTTGCTTGCCCGCAGGCCGGATGCATACCAGGCGATTATCCGAATGAGTGCCGAGGGTCTGAGTATTTCCGCCCAGGCTCGGGCGCTTGGGGTGAGTCGGAACACGGTTTGCGCCGTGAGGGATCGGGAAGGATTTTCAATAGAGCAGGATAAAAAGGATTTATTGCGGGATGTTCGGCGGGCTGCCCGGCTTTCGGTCGAGAGGGCCATCGAACTGGTGCCTTCGATCAATAGCGCGAAGGACGCGGCCATCGTCGCCGCCGTGATGGTGGACAAGATGCAACTCCTCAGCGGAGAGGCGACCGCCCGCGTCGAGCGTGTCGAAGTTAGCCAGGACAAGCTGGCGGAGATGCTGGCTTCGCTGCCGGTCCTCGAGGCCGAGGTGCTGCCGCTAACCGGTCCAAGCGACGCCGCGCCGGAACAAAAGGGGACCGCTGCCCTGCCTGGCGTGATGCCTGCCGGGCTTGGCTCTGATTCGTTATCAGATGTTTTGCCCTCCTTTACAGATAGAGGCGAGGCGATGTCCGCCACTTTGTCCGCCACTTCGCCCCACGCCGCCGGTGCCGAGCCGGTCGAGGCCGAGGCCGGGCTGGTCGATCAGGAGGGGGGGGAGGGGGTCGCGGATTTTGCACCCCCCCCATCACAACCCACTGGTTTGGGTTCACAGAAAATTTTTGACAAAGGGGTCTCGTCTGCCCCGCAGGACGCTTCGGATTCATCAACCCTACCATGAGCAATAAAAAACAAAAAAACGCCGCGCCGGAGCCTGCTCTGGCTCAGGACACGCCGACGCCTCCCGCGCCGGAATACATCAATGCCCGCCTCCTTGGGCATGAGCTAAACAAGCAGTTCCTCACGCTCTCCGTTCCCGATGGGTCGGGGGGCTTCACCCGTGCACGGATGCGCGTGCCGCTCCGCCTCAGCCATTGCTTCAAAAAAAACGCCGTCGTCCGTGTGCGCCGCACGAACGATCCACTTGTAGTCGAACCCTTTCCTTCGATTTTATGAAAAAACCACCCGTCACCCTCTATACCACCGCCTCGGAATCAGCGGCTTTGTTCCGCCGATTTCTGGAAAAACAATCCCCCCGCATCACCGCTGCCTCGTTCTTGGCTGCCTTTCGCGCCCGCCGCGCAAGGAGGTCCGCATGAAGTCCCGTCTTGTCGTCATAGATACCGAGACCGGCGGCCTCGATGCCGAGCGCCACGCCCTCCTGAGCGTCGCTGCCGTGGATAGCAGCGATGGCGAGGCGTTTGTCGGCCTGATCCGCCCCCATGCCGATTGGATTACCGAGCCCGAGGCGTTGGCCAAGAACGGCTTCACCCTTGAGTTTCTGCAAAAAAACGGACGCCCCGAGCGCGAAGTCCTCCAAGACCTCGCCCTCTGGCTGGCCCAGCGCCGGTTCAGCATCCTCGCCGGGTGCAATGTCGCCTTCGACCGCGACTTCCTCCGCGCCGGATTCGCTCGCCACGGCATGACCTGGCCTATGCACAAGAGCATCGACCTCCAAGCCGCCGCGTGGCTGGCCTACGAGGCCGGTCGGCTCCCGCTCCCCGAGGGCAAGGACGGCCTGCCCCGCCTCAGCCTCGACCACATCGCCGCCGCCATGGGCTTCTCCCGATCCAGCGCCATCCACAACGCCCTGGAAGACGCCCTGATGACCACGGCCTGCCTCCGCCGCCTCATCGACCGCCTGCCCGCCCCCACCATTGTATGAAAAAAAACGGCCAAGAATTTCTGGAAGTTCTCGACGACCGCGACGCTCGGGCCGGTTGGAAGCTCACGGGCGGTGGCCGCGACATAGACGCCGCCTGCCGCCGCTGGATCGAAAAAAACACCCCCCCCTCAAAAAAGAAACCCCGCCGTTTCGGCAACTACTAATTATGAACTGGATTAAAATGCGTAGCAATCTTTGGAACGACCCCCGCGTCACCAAAATTTGCGACATCACAAACAAGCCTGAGCGCGAAGTGATCGGCTGCCTGTATTGGCTCTGGGCCATGGCCGACGATCAAAGCGTTGACGGTCGGCTTGACGGCTTCTCTGTCGCGGCTATCGACCGCAAGACCGGATTCAAAGGCATCGGAGCCGCCTTGGTAAAAGTCGGCTGGCTTTTAGAAACTGAAGACGGCGTGGAGATTGCACGCTTTGACGAGCACAACGGAGCCTCCGCAAAACGCCGCGCTTCCGAGGCCAAGCGTATGCAGTTCGTTCGCAAGCCCAAGGAAACTTGTTCGCAACCCATGCGAACGGAAAGCGAACACCATGCGCAGCTAGAT